ATATTGAACGGCTTCCGGTTCTCCGGCACCGGCTCCCACCGGGCATCCACGGGTTTATTCCTGCTTGCCATATCGTTCACCTCCTGTCGTGGTTTTTGTGAACTACGTCGAATAGCTCCACGTTCTCATCATCAAACGCCTTACTTTTCTTTGCTTCCAGCAAAAGGGATTCCCGCAGATGCTCATTTTCACGGCGCAAGCGGCGGTTCATCTCCGCCATGGTGCGAAGCTGGGTCGTTTCGTTAGGTGTCATTTGGCGTTCTCCTTGTAGGGGCAGACACAATCCATACGAACAGCCTGTTTCCACCCAACTCTATTTTTGAACACACGCTCCTCCGTGCAGGATATTTCTGGACCAACCAGCGTTACGATTTCGCCGATTCTGAAATAGTGGTGCCATTCCCCGAAAGGGTGATTTCCGGTAACCACGAACTTGTCGCCGATCTTCGGATTGCTCTCCTTTGGCTTGTCCTCCTTGCGCTTCTTATCAAAAAGCCGCTCCACGGCGACCCTTGCGCCCTCCGCTCTGCTGTAGGTATCCTGCGGATTGCACCGGGCTTCTGCGGTCTTTACGTCCCGCCCGCCACGTTTCAGGGCGGCCGTGGTAATCATCCCGTCAAAGCGGAGTTCCACGGTGTATTCCCGCTCAGGCTCTGCAAGGCCAGAAATCCAGCTTTCAGCGAAGTTCCAATGGGAAACTTTACGAGGAAGATCCATCGAAGGGTTTCCAACTGTTGCTTCTTTGAAGTTGTAGGTGGAAAGTCCATATGGTCTTTCCCACACATTTATTACGGTTAAGGTCTTGCCAAGGTATTTTTCCATCGCGTCGGTGAATCCGATAGCGTTTGGGTTCTTGCTCACAATCCGAACCTTATCCCCACACTTGTATTTCGCCATAAATAACTCCTTTCAATTTTTATAAAATGTGGATTACTTTTCGCTTACGTACAAGCTGCCATCACTATTCAGCCTAGGGGTAACCCCAAGCCCGATCCCTTTTTGGTACAGTTCGCCGCTTATAACAATGTAATTAACGCCAGTTTCTTCATCCACAACGCATAGTGTCTCGTACTTTCCGTTTGAGTTCTGCGCCCAAATCTTTATCGGGTAATTCTGTTCGGCTTTTGCCACGGTAGTGGCGCACGCCCCAAGAATA